ATCGGACCCGCTCAGGTTGCTGCACTATCGCTGGTTAGGCGAGGCGTATTTCCTTGAGCGCAACCGTCGTAACTACGCGCGGCTCAACGCGATGAACAAGGCCATGCAGCACGGACGTGAGATCTACCCTGGAGCACAAGGCCCGTACAGTCCAACCTGGTACGCCGATCGCCGCGGTATCGCTGAGGTGTGTGTATGACTACGACCATGACGTCGCTCGTACAGGTATATACCGAGGACCAGGAGCGCGAGGTGGTGAATCTGCTGGTCAAGTGCGGTTGGCAGCGAACTGCGATCCCGTCGGCTGAAGTTCTGGCCGAAGCGGCCATGACTGGCTGTGCGTTTGTCGCGGTCAGGGAAGGCCGTGTGGTCGGGTTCATTCGGGTGATCAGCGATGGTGAGGTGGTGTCGTACGTGACTGAGCTGGCCGTGTCTGAACGCGTGCGTCACGAGGGGATTGGCCGAGCGCTGGTTGACGCCGTGGCTGCTGAGTTTCCTAAAGCGCGCATCGATCTGCTGTCTACGCAACTGGCGCAGTCGTTCTACGAAGAGGTTGGGTTCACACAGAAGGCTGGGTATCGCCGATGGCCCAAATGATCCCGTTATTTAAAGTGTTCATGGCTCCCGATGCCAAGGATCGAGCCGGGGCAACGCTCGATTCCGGGTACGTCGGCGAGGGGCCGCGCGTGCAGGAGTTCGAGGAAGCCTTCGGGCAACTAGTGGGATTCCCTCTTCCCTCCCCGCTAGCGCTCAACTCTTGTACGTCGGCGCTCGATCTGGCCTGTCACCTGATCGGCGTGGGGCTGGGCGACGAAGTGATCACCACGCCCATGACGTGCACGGCGACGAATGGCGTGCTAGTGAACCGCGGCGCCAAGATCGTCTGGGCCGACGTGGACCCGGTCACTGGCCTGATCGATCCCAAGGATGTCGCACGCAAGATCACTCATCGCACCAAAGCGATCATGGCCGTCGATTGGGCAGGCCGGTCCTGCGACTACTGGGCGCTACGTACGGCTAGCCATGAGTTGCGCCGGGTGCCGATCATTCAGGACGCCGCGCACAACGTGTTCGTCGACCCGCAGAACCGCGGCGACTACGTCGCGTGGTCATTCCAAGCGATCAAGCACCTCACGACCGGAGACGGAGGTGCCCTGTTGGTACCGCCGAATCAGCAGGAACGCGCCCGACTCCTTCGTTGGTATGGACTCGACCGCACGTCATCTGCGGATTTCCGCTGTGCTCAGAATATCAAAGAGGCCGGTTTCAAATACCACATGAACGATATTGCGGCCAGCATCGGGCTGGCCAACATTCCCCACGTTGCAGAGCTCGTGGCAAAGCATCGCGAGAACGCAGCGTGGTACTCGCAGCGATTCCAGGGCGTGCCGGGCATCACATCGCCTCCTGATGACCCGGCGTCGTCCTGGTGGCTCTACACCGTTCTGGTGCAAGACCGCGCGGGCTTTATCGCCCACCTTGCCGCGCGCGGTATTAGTGCAAGTCCCGTGCACAGGAGAAACGATGTGCACCCTGCATTCTTCTATCCCAACGGGCCACTGCCCGGCGTCGACCACTTCGCTGAGCAAGAATGTGCCATTCCAGTCGGGTGGTGGTGCTCACAAGAAGATCTCAAAGGCGTGGCTGACGCCGTGATCGAGTGGGCGTATTCACGCCAATTGGTGGCCGCATGACGCTCGTCCGATTCCCGACGAAACCTGATCGCGCCAAGCCGCCCATGAAACCCAAGCCCAAGCCGAAGCCACCGAAGCGGCCTTACTGATGAGTGCCAACCTCTACGCGACTGTTTCCCAATTGCGCGATCGGTTGGGCATTACTGACGTATCCCAAGATTTGATGCTCGATCAGGCGCTACAGTCGGCTTCACGCTGGATCGACAAGACACTGGGCCGACGGTTCTTCACCACGGCCGCTGATGAGGTCCGCTACTTCACCGCATGTGATGCCTACTGGTATCTCGAAACAGGCGACCTGCTCAGCGTCACCACGCTTGCTACAGACGCGAACGGTGATGGCGTCTATGAGACAACGTGGACGGTTGCCACTGACTACTGGCTCGGGCCGAGGAACGCGCCACTCGACGGGGAGCCGTACATCTGCATCAATCGAACCTCGTACTCAGGCCGATTCAGTTTTCCGGCCTATCCCGACGCGGTACAGGTCACCGGCAAGTTCGGCTACTGCACGCTGGCCAACGTCCCGCCGCAGATTCGTGAGCTGACCTTGTCTCTCGCTGAGACAGGTGCGGGCTCAGTCGGTGGTGGCGACCTCGCCATTCCTGGCGTCCAGAGTTACAAGATCGGCAACGAACTGTCGGTGACGATGGGTGGCAATAATCGGGTGACCGATTCGACGAGGTCGGTACTCGCACAATTCAGTCGCGGCGGATTCGTCACCTGATGGCGATCCCTGGTCTGGCTGGCCAGGCTCGCCTCCGAGCAGCTCTGGCGCATACGTTCACTGCGAGTGCGGCCATCTTGCGCAAGACGCAGGTTGCGGATAGCACCGGCGGGTTCACCGATACCTACGCATCGGTTGCGACGCATATGTGCTCGTTCGCACGGTCCCAGGTCACGCCGGTCGAACGCGAGAACGCGGTGCAGGTCCGCTCCATCTCAATGTGGAACTTCGTGTTCGCAGCCGAGACAGACATCCGCACAACGGATCGGATTTACATTACCGCTGAGGACCGTACCTTCGAGGTCGTTTCGTCAGCAACCGGCAGCATCAAACTCGCGACCCGCGTTATCTGCCAGGAAATCACCTAACCCAACCACGCCACAATCCGTGGCAGCTTGGCACGCGCCAGATCTCTGGCTCCTGACAAGAACCTAGTAGAAGGAGTCAGGACACCGCTATGGCCCGTTCAACGCTTACCCCGACTACTGTCGCTGCGACGGGCGTCGTGCTCGCATCCGCTGTTGCCGTTGACGCTGGCAACGGCAACGAGTGGACGAACACTGGTCGCTCGCTTATCGAGATCTTCAATAACTCGGCGTCCGCAATCACTGCGACGTTCGTAACCAACGGCACGTACAGCGTTGGCACTCAGGCGTATGCCATTGCTGATAACACGGTGACGGTTGCGGCAAGTGCGACGGTTGGGGCTGGCCCGTTTGATACCGCGCTCTACAACAGCGCGACGTCTACAGTTCAGGTGAACTGGTCGAGCGGCACTAGCATCACCGCGCGTGTGATCCTGCTCGGCGCGTCCTGATATGCCCGGTCCAACGAAGAACGTTGCTTCGTTCAGGACCAGTGTCGTCGTCAGGTTTGACAACACGGGCAGACTGTCGCAACTGATGAGGCAGCGTATGCACGAGGTAGTAGATGCCGCTGCTGGAGCAGTGCAGGAGCGCGCCACTCAACTAGCGCCTGTCGATACTGGCGCCCTGCGCAATTCAATCTACGTCAACAATGGTGACGCCAGCGACTATACGCAGCGAGTCGGTACGGCGCAGAGCCTCAATCCCGATATGGTCGCGCTCGAGGAGATCGACCCGGAATTCGTCATCTCGGTGTCGTCGACACCGGGTGTTGACTCCTACATTTCGGTTGTCGGTGTGGCGGCTGACTACGGCCTGTTCCAGGAACTCGGTACTCGTCATAACCGGCCGCAGCCGTTCATGCTGCCGGCCGCTCTGGGTACGCAAGACGACTTTGAACAGGCTATGACGCACATAGCTGATCCCTGAGTTGGGTGGTACATGAGCGCCGACCTCTCACGAATCGACCAGTGGATCATGGGCATTCTGGCCGGTGACATCACCCTGGCGACCTCGGTTAGTAGTCGTATCTATGGCGATATGGCACCCCAGGGCTCGAGCATGCCGCTGGTGCTGTTCTCGTATCTCGGCGGCGCCGACAAAGTGCTGACGCTTCGCACTCGGTTTACCAACGCGATCTATCTGATTCGCGCCGTGGGTGGTGGATCGTCGTATAACGCGATCGAGACTATCGCTGACCGTATTGATGAGCTGTTGACAACGTCCTTGCCGGACCAGGGCACGATCGTGCGCGACATTCGCGTGTCTTCCTGTACGCGCGAGCAGCCGCACCAGCGGAAAGATATGGAGAATGGCGTGCCGACCATGTACCTGGGCGGGTTCTATCGAATTCGCTATCAGCCGCTCGTCGTCCC